TTAAGCCTTGTTTTGTAGTGAATTTGGTGTCACCAATTTGCCCAAACGGTGGCGAATATACTCACCTGTCATCAGTTGATTACTGTGGCCAAGTAGGTTTCTTGCGGCTTCAATTCCTGCATTTTCGTCGGCATCGGTTGCAGCTTTTGCGCGTAAATCTCTAAACTGAAAACTGTCTTTCGGTATGCCTGCTTTTTCACGCGCTCGATTCATACCACCACTAAGCATGTCATAAGTTAACGGCCGACCAGCCTCACGTTTCCGACCTTTGTTTACAAATAAATAATCATGGGTAACATTGCCACGTTCAACCAGTAAGGTTTCGACCAAGGCTTTTAAGTCGCCAGTCAAAGCAATGCGTACTTTGGTTTTAACTTTGTTTTGTTGAATCCACAACGCACCATCTTGCAAGTCTGAAACCTTGATTTTCAAAACGTCTGCCACACGCTGGCCGATAAAATAAGCCACTAGCATCACATCTTTGATGTGTTCATCCGCAGCATCAAACAGCTTCCAAAACAAATCATCGGTTACATACACATCGCGGCCCTGTTCTTTAAAGCCTCTGATACCCTTACATGGGTTTTCATTGGTTGTGTAATCCCATTCTCGTGCCTTGTTGAAAATGTGAGAGAACAAAGCGCGCTCGCGGTTGGCCCTTGTCTGTGCAGTCTTGCCCCGCCAGTCCAAGTATTCACGAATATGAACGGGCTTGATTGAATCAATTGGGGCAGGGGGATTATCAAAGAATTTCAACAGCCAGCCCAATTCGGAAATATTGTCTTTTTGAGTGCGGGGTGCTTTGATCGGGATAACCTCTTTTAAATACCGGTCGGCCACCACTTTGAAAGTCGTGGCATCACTGATGCTTTTTTCCAAGCTGTCTTGGTTGTACTCACGTTCATACTCAGCATATTTTTTTAAAGCTTCCAAATAATTGCCGCCCAAAGCCAGCCATTTGCGCGGTTTGGTGCAAGTGTCATAATAAAAGTACACATTGCCTTTTAATGTGGTTTTGCTGCGCATGCGTGGCAATAAAGTTGGCTTTGTCATTGGGGGCAATCTGATGGTATTGGATGCTTTAAAATAATGATGCTGGATTTGTTCTACAACCATAACCCCTATATAGGATTATGGTCACTTAATCACATTTGATTTCCACGCCGTGCGCGGTTTTTTACCTGCTGTACTAGCTGTCATGGTTCCGATGAATATGGCACGGGCCACAATCGGGCGGCCTGCGGCATTCGGTGTAAAAGGGATGCCTATTTCTGCCAAGCGTATTGCTTGATTTTTGTGGCGCTTGTATCCGGTCAATGTTTCCACCTCGTCAGCGGTCAAAAATAATGGCTCTATGGTTTCCATTGCTTTCACCTCCTTTTAATCAGCACAAAAACAGTCGGCAAGGTCTTCGCGCTCATATCCGAAAAAATCCACTTGCTTGATTGCAAATTGTTTTAACTGCTGATAATTAGGAGCATCTTTTCTGAAAGTAGCCCCAATGCTTTGCTCCTGCTCAATCCACCAGTTGGCAATTTCAGGATGTTCCGCCATCAATCTAATTCGCTTGTATTCACCTTTTAAAAAGCATAAGTCACAATTGCCATGATCGGTAACGCCATTATTGTTTGGCAACTCCAAATCAAAAGCTTGTGATTGCCAAAATTCACTTACCTCTCTTTTAGTGATTGATAACTGTGCCAGCGGCGCAAAGCGTTCAAACTTCTCTTTGTTGTTTGCCAGTTTTTTTACCCTTGACATTTCGTCCGCGCGAAACCCAATTGCAACATTCCATTCCGTCCAGCTTAAGATTTGTTCACAATAAAATTGAATGGGTCGAATTTTCATGTCTATAGTGCAAAAGCGTGTTACTGGATTTGGCAGGTAACTGCGCATCTTAATCAGATCGGCAAATGGTTGTCCGTCTCTTGATGCCGTTTCATATGACACTTGTTTCCAGCGCTGTTTTGGTTTATCACCTTCGTCGCATTTAAATTCTAACCAGACAATTTCAATCCCCCAATTCACTGCACAATCGTTCACAAACTTCAGTGTGTTGGGATGTTCTTTCCCCGTGTTTGCAAATACCACTTTGTAATTGGTAGGTAGCGTGCCACCGTTGGCATCAATAAACATTTTCAACATAAGGCCGCTAGTGCGCCCGCCGCTAAAGCTGATTAATACGTTTTCTTCTGTAATAAATGAGCTGCTCATATTTTCACCTCACTGCATTTGGCGCGATTGCATGCGCGCGATTAGGTTGCGGGTTTCTTGTAACTGGTCGGCCAGCGTGTGGCTCTTGGTGCGGCGGCGTTTTTCGGCCTGCGCTTGGGTGTATTCGGCCTGTAATTCGGCCACAGTTGGTGTGGTTTCTTCTTGTTTGGCATTGATTGCTGCAATGCCTTGGCGGCTCAGGTCAATGTTGCGGCCCGCGCGGCGCATCATGCGGGCGATTGGGTCTACTGCATCGGCGTATGCCTGTGCTTCAATGTCGGCAATTTCGTTTTTCAGGCGGTCAATTTCCACTTGAGTGCGGGCCATATCAAATTCAGCAATGTGAATGTCCACAGGTTTCAGTGATTCTTTGAATATGCGCACTTCTTGTTTGGCTGCATTTTTGAAGTGTTCAAACGATTCATACTTATTCAAAAGTGCGGTTTCGCCCATTTCTACCATTGCATCGGCATACATCAAAACAGCAGCGGCATTGTTTATATTTTCATAATCAATCACTTGGCTGTTTTTCATCACCCATTCAACCAATTCACTGATTTGGTCTTTGTTGAAATGGCGGCGGTTTTCCTTGTTTTCGGTCACGATCGCCGCAGCAAGCTGGTCAGTGAAATGTTTTTGGTTGTTTCTGTGATTCGTAGAGTTATTGACACGAGTCCAAGCGGGGCTAACGCCCCCCTCAAAACCCAAAACCTCCGCGCTGATTGGCGCTTGCTTCTGGCCGACCATCGTCCAAACGTGATGGCGGCTGTAAAGCAACTCACCCGTGGCCACGGCATACACGCCTTGGGTTTCTTTGGCGCGAGGCTCTCCATAGGCATTGGTGCCGTCCATGTCTTCTTTGTACAGCTTAATCGGGCGGTCTTTGTTCGATAGGGAAATGCCGCCCATCAACATGGTGAATTTGCCCCAGTCGCCCTTATCCGCAGCAGCGGCCGCACGTTCAATGATGTCACCCTCTTCATAGCCACTGATGCGCAGGCGGCGCAATTCACGCCATACGCTCACTGGCGCACCTCCAAACTGTTGAAACTGACGTATGCCCCAAGCCGATGCCCAAGCATCAACACGCACGGCCGCATCCACCGCGCTCATGTAGTCAGCCGATTCATAATCGCCACCAATGGAATCACCCGCATTGTTCTTGCCATCAATGTTTTTAGAAATGTATTTGGCGATGTAACCCACTGCGGAGCCTGCATCCAAATCCAATTCTTTGAATAGAACCCGCGCACGAACCTGATGAAACAGCTTGTAATCGGCATTCTTCCACACATCAGCCTCAACTTTTTGGCGGTCAACAAACGACTGTAAAGTGGGCTTTTTGTCGCCATTGGCTTTGGCTTGCTGGCAATGAAACTCCCATTGCACGCGCGCCTTGGCTTTGGCCTCTTTGCGGGTTTCTTGGTAAAACAGTTTCAATTCACGGCGGTCTTCACGGCAGCCATGTAAGGCCATGATTTGTCGAAAGCGAGCGCGGTGCTCTTTGGGCATGAAAAACAGGCCATGCCAATGCGGACACCCATCATGGTGTGGCTCCGTCACTCGAAAGCCATATATCTTGATGTGCTCACGCCCTAAGTGAGAACCGATGCGACCCCAAACTTCATTTAAATATGCCTGCGCCTCTGTAGGGGTAGACCCGTCAAACTTGCCATTTTTGCGGCCACGGGCTGCGCTGTGAACATGAAAGCGGCTAGGGCAAGTCAAGGTAATGAATTCGCACACATGGCCCAACTCTTGCGCCATGTGTTCAAAACCCGCAAGGCGCACCATCAATTCCGCGCGGCGCACCGCAGGATTGGCAATCGAGCCTGCTACCACTTCATCCAATTGGAATTCTTCACCCAATTCATTAACGATGGTTTTCATGGCTAACATGGCTTGGTTGCGGGCTTTTTGCTCGATACGACGGCGCACTTGCTCATTGCTCACATACAATTGATTGTTGCGATGAACAAAGCCCAAATGGTTGCGGATGATGGTTTCCAGCTCACGCGCTGCCATGCAGCGCATTTTTCTCACCCAAAATGCACCCGATAACAGACGAGCAACAATGCTATCAGGCGTGTGCAAACGGTTTTTAAAATATTTGTTGGGCAAATCAGATGGCATTTGAGCCAGCAGTGCAGCCAGCTCCTCAACACCGTGGTGGTGGTACTTTTTTTTGATGAAAGCGTGCAACACATCAATGTATTGATTCGCCACAGTAAATAGCACAGCAAAATCAGACTGATTCAGTTTTGTCCAAAATTGGACGTGCTCACTGTAAAAACGATTGAATTTCAAAGCCAAGGCACGGCCATATTCAATGATGTCGCCATCGCTGGCAGAAATGTCAAACGGCAAAGTGCTGTTGGCAAATGACTGTGAAATGTCTTTCAACCATTTGTCAGCAACAGGATGCTTTAATTGATTGCGGGCATCGTGATACCAATCGTCCGCCTTATTTGCTAACTTCAACCATGTATTGCGCGCCAAGCCCGCCAAACTGGCAGGCAACACGGCAAGCATGTCGTCAGCCAGTAGGCTAGTGTCGGTGATTTCTCTGGCGTAGGTTTGCATGTTTTGGTTTCTTTAAAATGGAATGTCGTCTTCTAAATCGCCTACAACTTTGGTTGATGGTGCGCGGCCTGTGCCTTTGGCTTGCGCGTACTGATTGGCGGCGGGCTTGGCGGGCGGGGCAGGCTTGGTGGCGCTGGCATCGGCTTGCGTGGCCTCTTGCTTACTGCCCAGCATTTTCAATTCATTGCCGATGATTTCGTATGCAGTGCGCTCGATGCCGTCTTTGCCTGTGTACTTGCGCGATTGGATGCGGCCCTCGATGTACACTTGGCTGCCTTTTTTCAGGTACTGGCCTGCGATTTCAGCCAAGCGGCGGTACAGGGTGACGTTGTGCCACTCGGTGCGCTCTTGGCGCTCACCGTTGCGGTCTTTCCATTGTTCACTGGTGGCGATACCGAAATTGGCCACAGCTTCGCCGTTGGGCAAGTAGCGCACTTCGGGGTCGCGCCCCAAGCGGCCGACCAAAATAACTTTGTTCACACTCATGCCGTCAGCTCCGCTTGCGCGGCCGCCAATGCCACTTGTTCTTCGGCAATTTCTTCACACGCTGCGGCTTTCATTCTTGCCAGGCGGGTGATTTCGGCTGCATCGTTGCCATTGGCACGGGTTTCTTTTACTGCCAAGTCGATGCTGTTTAAACGGGCTTGTAACGCCACAATGCGGTTGCTGCTGTAAGAAATACGGCCTTTGGCTTGAGCGCGTTTGATGCCTTGAGCCAATGCCGCAAGCGGCGCTAAAAAGTGCAAGGCCAAGCCAATCAAAGCCGCCAACACTATGGCAAATGAATTTACAGGCCGCTTGTTAATGGTTGCTGTACGCATGGTTATCTCCCGTCGATTTGAACAGTCAATTGCAAAGGCTTCTCAGGCGTGTGCAATGAACCTTGGTAAACAAAATGTGACAAGCTTTGGCTTGTTGACGTGATGCCCAAAGGCAATTCATCAAAGAAGCGTTTTAACTTTCTGCCCACCGTGGCCATGTCCTCGATGTCCACAATCAAATGCAGCCATGGGGCTGGCCAGTTCATGAGCGGCTCAATGGCGATTTGGGCATGGTTTTCGTGTGCAAACACATTCAAAGCCGCAATCAATTCAGCATGTCGGTTGTAAAAATAAGAACGCTCGGCCAGTTCAGCGATGGCCTTGCCTTGCAAGCGGTGGAAGGTTTGTAAGGCTTGCAGTTTGTTTTCTGTGCTTAGGATTTCCATTTAAGCGGCCTCTTTCTGTTTTTGAATCTGTTTCGATTGGTAGTAAGCGTTGGTTTTTTCTTGGCTGTTTTCCAAATGCTGGCGATGGTTCTGCATTTCTTTGTATTGGCTAGCGCCGCCTTTGTTGTCGATGACGGCCTGCACGCCGCGCGCGTGGGCGATTTGGTGCAGGATGCGGATGCGGTCTTGCACTTCGCCCAGCATGTCGCCTGCGGCATAAGCATTGAGTGTTGATAATCCTAAATTCCATACTGCGTTTTCTGTGTTAATCATGTCTGTGAGTTTGGCTATCTCATACAGTGCGGCCTGTATCAGCGTTAATGCCTCATTTTGGGCAGGCGTGTACAACTTGGTGTCGGCAATTACTTTTGCGGCCGCTTGTTGGGCTTCGTGCTGCAAAACCTTGTCTATGCTGCGCAATGGCTCGCTCACCAACTCTTGTTTTTTATGCGCTTCAATGTTCGCCAAAATGGTGTTGACCATTGGGTGCTGCGGTTTGGTTTGTAATTGATTTGTTTGCATTTTTTAAATCCCTTTCGTTTCAGTAGGGTGCAAAAAACCACGCTTGCGCGTTTTGGTGGCGAGCGGGGTTTAAAACAATTCGGTGGATTCGTTGGTTTGGCGCGGTGACAACAGCTTTTCTTTTTCCAGTGGTGGCGGCAAATTATCGTTTTGCACGTTGGCTGGATGTGGCAAAGTCACGGTGCGGGTGATTTCAGACGTTTGCACGCCGCTCCAGCCGCAGCGTTCATCAGAGCAGCGCAACCATGTTTCGCGGGTAACTTTGCTGATTTGGTAGCTGTTGGAAACAAAACACACCGCACCGCAATTGGGGCAGTAGTTTTGCGCCCGCATGGCCAAGCCGCCGCGCTTAATCACTTGTGACTTTGCGTGTTGGTTAGCCATGGCTCTCACCTGCGGTTTGGTCACAAAACACTTTTTCTGTCATTTGAATGATGCTTGCGGCCTTGGTGCAAAGGCGTGTTTTGATCGCTTCCAAGCGCTTCAACTCCAAAGCATCGACAACACCGTCATCAGTAGCCGCCTGAAATTCGGCCACCAATTTGCCCAATTCCTTGGTGCACTCCATGAACAATTCTTGGATGTCGCCATCGACTAAATCATCGGTTGGCATTTGTACAAACACGCCGCCCGATTGGTGAGCGACGGCTTCCGCAAAATCGGTGCGGCCTGTGAACTCTTGCATCAGTAAACTGCGCTCAGTCGGCACATGCATGCCTTTTTGCTCATATGCTTGGTTCTTCAAGCGCACTTCGGTGTCGTCGCCCAAAGCCATGGCCATGCCTTTTAAGCCATTTGGGAACGCTTCTATCATGTTCAGGTGTGCTGATTTGATGGTAAGTGGCTCACGCTCACGCTTGATTGGCTTGCTTGTCATAATTGCCCCCGCTGCCGTATGGTTTTCAAATTGATGACGCTGGCTTAAGATGCAAGCGTGGTTGCAACACCGTGTGACTGAATCACTTGGCGGGCTTCTTTGATGGCTGATTGCTTGATAAAAGCACTGACGTTACCCGCAGCCGCGATGTCGGCGGCGCGCTTGATTAATTGGTGATAATCGTCGGTAACACGGAATTTAAGAGTTGGGGAACCGCTCGATTTTTTAGCGGTTTCATTGACTGGCTGCGGATTCATAATATAATAACCTTTCTGGCTGTGGGTCATTCGTGTTCTACTTGTGGTGAGTGAATATTAATAGCCTTATAGCCTGTTTGCAATGCCCATAAAGCTATTGATGTAGCTTTATGGGCTATCGTATTGTTTATTAAGGTTATTTATTTTCATGAATGCAGTCGATAGAGCCAAAAAAGCTTTAGGTGTAACCACTGACCTTGCGATGGCGCAGGCTTTAGGTGTACATGCGACTGTTATTGGTGGTTATAAAAAGCGTGAATCTGTTCCACTTGAGCAGTGCATTAAAATCGCCGACAAAACTGGCGTAGACCTAAACTGGCTGATACTGGGCAAAGGCATTGCACCAGACGGCACATCTACTTTTACATCAAGCGACTTCATCAAAATCCCTGTGTACGATATTCAAGCATCAGCAGGCAACGGCTACCATAATGAATTTGAAGTAATCATTGATGAGCTGTGGCTGTCCCCCGAATGGGTGCACCAACAAGGCTTGTATGTCAAAGACCTGTTCTGTGTTGAAGTATTGGGCGATAGCATGGCGCACCCGCCTAGCCTGATTATGCCTAAGGACAAAGTATTGATTAACCGTGCGGTCATTGATGATGATGGGGTGTTTTTGGTGCGGGTTGGCGCGGCTTTGCGCTTGAAGCGCTTGCAATGGCTGTACGATGGCCGTGTGACTTTGATTTCAGACAATCCAATTTACCAGCCCGAAACCATAGACCCTGAAAACATGGGCGAAGCGTTTCAAGTTTTGGGCCATGCCCATTCTAAATTTGGCAATCTGCTGTAATTTCTTGCGGCCTGTGTTTACAGGTCGCTTTTTTTGTTTTTCTAAGGGGATGTAAATGGGGATAGCAATTATCTTGCTCGGGTTTCCGTTGTCTATTTTGGCGTGGGTGTTGATTGCGCGCAAATTAAAACAGAAAAGTTACAGCGGCCTTTCTCGCCACTTGGCAGGCTTCGCAGGGTCGTTTGTGGTGTGGTGGCTGTGTGCCATCGTAGGCACACTGGCTTCGCCCGAATTGATGGAGGCGACAAACGCCAAGGCTGAACAAGACAAAAAAGCCCAAGCCCTGCAATCACAAACGGCCTCTACTATTGTCAGCTCTGAACCAGTTACCAAGCCCGAGCCTGTGACCGAAGCCAACACTACTGATACGCCAAAAGCAAAACAAGACCAAAATATCACTGCATTTTTTGAGCGTACTGGCGGTTACCGTGTTGAAAATGGCGAAATGTCTGATGGATATTTTGTTATTGATGATGCCTCCAAAAATAAATACACAATTAAGCCTGTAATTTTTTCAAGTTCAAATGGTGATTCTATTCAGAATGACGTGAATCGAGCAATGTGGGAAGGTGTTTTCCGTGTCTTTGCCCATCTGCCAATTGATAGCTTAGATGTAACAATTGCTCCACAAATTGCTAAGAATGCCACTACCATCAGTGATGATATGAAACGCTTAAAAGACTTCAACATCCACATCAAAACCACACGCGCCGAAGCCTTGGCAGCATTGCAAAAGCACGCGGGCGTGCAATCGTTTGACGAGCTGGTGGACTTCACTGGCGAACTGGGCGAAAAGGGCACACTGCAATCCAAAACATTTTTGACGCTGCGTAAAGACCCTGTGAAGTCGTATTTGATTTACAAAGACATTGCAGCCAAATAAACAAACAATGCGGCCTGTAGGTTTTACAGGCCGCTTTTTCATTGGGGAATGAAATGCCAACAGTTGATATTGCCAATTCGATTGCCAATTTATTTAAGGGTGTGGCCATTGATTTTGTTTTTTTGCTGGCGTTGATGGTGTGCGTTTATTATGCCCGCTACCATTGGTGTGTGAATTACTCGGAAGAGTATCACCGCAAAGCCGATGCCAAAAGCGAAGCGAAAGACGCCATGTTTATTACTTTCGTTGTTGGTATTATCGCCACAGGCGCACACTTCGCTTGGCGCATGGGTTTGTTTGGCTAGACTGCTGACCAAGTGAAAGCGGCCTGTAATTTACAGGCCGCTTGTTGTTTTATGTGGGTTTATTCTAATTTCAGCAAGGCTTCCAATTCCAAGCCGCTCACATAGCCACCGTCTGAAACGCTGTGACTGACTTTGGCCACTATCCATGTTTCTGCATCAATTTCGGGTTTGAATCCAGTCACTTCGATGGGGGTTTCGGGAGCCAAGTCAGGGCGGCCAACTGCCAGTGAAATGCTGAACACGGCACGGCCGCGTTTGAGTTTCTTGTATGCGGCGCGGGCACCACGTTCGGCAGTGGCTTTGCTGGCATACAGGTGGCGCAGGGTTTTGGTTTTTTCGCCATCGCTGTTGATGGGAGTTTCTGTTTTTTCTGCCTTGGCCTTGTCTTTGGTTTTTTTCTTGTCTTGCTTTTTGGGTTCCAAATTGTCAGCATTGATGATGACATGCTGCCTGGCGCTGCCTTTCTTGTCGGGCTGATAATAGGCTTTGACCGCATTGAAATTGTCGGCCGTGTTGTAGGTGAAGCGGTGTTGGTCGCCAGTTAGCCTGGTGATGTTCACTGTTGGGATGGCTTCGCCGCTGAGGGTTTGGCCTTGGCCTGCGGGCATGAAAAGCATGTGCTGTTGTTTGATGGTGGCGATGGCATCGTTTTGGTCGGCCAATCGCATCAAGAAGCTGGCATCTGATTCATTGGTTTGGGTCATGTGGTCAATGCTGATTTTGGCCAAGTCTTTGTGGACTTTTGGGGTGTAGCTGTATTTTTTGGCAATGGTTTCTACGATTGCGCCCAGAGTGGTTTTGCTCCACGTTTTTTCCTGTTGCTCGGTGAGGCCGGCAGCCATATCAGCGGCCACGGCTGATATGCGCAATTGGTCGGGTGCGCCGCTGTGCTCAAAGCCGGTGATTTTGTATTCGCCTTTGTACACCACGCCTGTTTCGACATAGCCCAGCCACACCTTGACCATGCTGTCAGTGGATGGAATAGCCAGCGCGCCATCGTAGTCGCTGAGTGTGATGGTAAGTTCATCGGCTTCAAAGCCGCGTTTGTCGTCCAGGGTCACATCAATGATGCGGCTCATGGTTTGGGTGCCAAAGGCTTGGCCGTCTATGCTCAACACCACGGCAGGGGTCATGTGATTGCCCCCGGCATTGGTGAGTTTTTCAAACAGACGCGTGGCGGTGTTGGCAATTTTTTCCAGCATGTTAAATTCCTGTCAGTGTGCGCACCAAGCCGATGCCCAAGCCCAAAGCCTCACCTTTTAAACCCAAGGGCTGGTCGGCAACCTTGAGCAAGTCCATTGAAAACTGAATGCTGCGTGGATAGCCATCGTGCATGAGTTCGCTTTGGTTCTTGCTGATTTTGGTGATGACGTAACTGCCCATCAAACTGCCTGAACCCAATATCAGTGGCCATGCTTGGCCAGTGTCGGCCATTTTTTCCAGCAGCATGATGGACATGCGACCGCCAGTGATTTCAGGTCGCAGTTCGGCATTGATGGTGATGGTGGTTTCGCCGCCAGTGAATTGCGCGGGTCTGACCAGGCTGCCCACTGTGGCGTGGGTAGGGTGGTTGTAAGTCTTGGTTTCATTCAGTTCGTGAAACGCAATGGTTGAGCGGATGAATGGAAAGTAACCCAATACGCCCATCATAATCATGGCCATCAATCTCTGTCCCATAATGAAGTTTTGTTTTGGCGGTCAAAGCCGGCTTTGATTTCCCTGAATTTGCGCTCGATGGTAGCAGCGATGGTTTCGGCATTGTCGCTGCCACCATTGATGGTGATGCTGATGTTGAAGTCGCCAGCACTTGCCGCTGCAGGGGTGACGTTGCCTGCTGTGGCCATGGCCGCATTGACACTGATGGCATCGCGGAATTTTGGCCGCTCTTGCTTTTGGCCATTGTCTAGCAAGGCAAGGCTGCGATTAATCAGGCCGCCTGTTTTGACTTGACCCAAACCACCACTGGCCAACATTTCAATGCCACGGCTGCCCCAAGTACGGATCAGGCCGCGTAATCTGTTGAAGCCTGATTCACCACCGATGGCACGGATTTCAGATTGGTTAAACACACCCTCACCACGGTGAACGATGCCCGCGATAGCATTGCGGCCACCATTGCCGGTGTAGCCGCCTGTTGAAAAGCCTGGCAAGGATGCACCAACGGATGCAGCCGCATTGGCACTGGCCGTGCCTTTGTATGAACCATTGAATATCGAAGCCACAGTGTTCCACTTGGATTTCAATGCCGCGAATTTACTGGCGATACCATCAATCAAGCCGCCGATGATGCGCGCGCCCAAGTTAAACAAGGTGTCTTTCAGGCCGCCCAAATATGTAGTGATGTTGTTCCACTGATTAACAATTGCCTGATAGGCCGATGTTGAGCGCACCCAATTGATTAAGGCATTCCATGCGGCAATAACGGCCGCTTTAATGTTGGCCCACATTGCCACGGTGGTGCCGTAAATTTTTGCCCATGTGTTGATGATGAACATCAGTATTGCCGTGGCGAATGTAATCACTGCGGTTTTAATGCTGCTCCACGCGTTGAGTAACCATGCTTTGATGGGATTCCAAATAGCCATGGTGGCGGTGTAAATGGCGTTCCAAATTCTGAGTACGACAGCCAATACAGCGGTGACATGGTTTTGCACTGTATTCTTGATTGCGCTCCATGCTGCCATGGTGAAATTCTTAATCAGTGTCCAGTGAGTATTGATGAAGTTGGCAAACATTAAAATACGCGATACCGCATAGTTGACGACTTTGGCCCACAGTTCTTGGAAGAATGGTGCAATCACCCCCCAATTGTTGATAATCAAACGCGCAATACCAATGATGGGAAAGATGAAATTTAAAATAGGATTGTTGGCAAAAGTCTGTTGTATCCAAGCCCATGCCCCTGCGATGGCATTGGCGATGCCATCGAGCGCCGCATTAAACCCATTTTTGATGCCCTCCCATGCGCTGGATAAAAGACCAGGCATGTCATTCCAGCCATTGACCACGGCTGATTTGATGGCATCCCAATTGTTGATAATCAGGCGGGCAATACCGATGATAGGGAATAGGGCGTTTAAAATGGGATTCTTTGAAAATACTGACTCTATCCACTGCCAACCACTGACGATGGCTGCTTTGACGGTATCCCAGTGTTTCCACAGCAGATATAGCGCACCTACCACCAACATGATGCCCAATACAATTGGATTGGCCATAAAGAATCGGCCCACCATTAACAGCCCCATTTTTAACCAATTGAGCAATGGCAGTAGCTTGGCAATGGCACCGCCAGCACCGGCGAACAATGGCCCCACTTGCACCAAAGCCAAACGCAAGAAAGCAAACGGCCCCAATACTGTGGCCACCACGGCGGCGATGCCCGCAAAGGCCAAGAACAGCACACCGATGGCGGCAATGGTTTTCATAATGGCAGCGGCAAGCTGTGGATTATTGGCCGCCCAATTGCTCATGTGGCTGTTGATGTTGCTTATCCATTCGGTGATGGACTTCAATTCGGGCGCAATGGATTCGCCCATGCTGGCCATCAGGTTGGTGAATGAACCTGTGGCCGCATCCAATAGGTTTGTGAGTGTGCCCAGCTGCTCATTCACACGCTGATTGAGTGAGGCTTGTGCTGCCATTTTTTGGGCAAATTCATCATAACCCGCTTGGCCTTTTTCAATCATGGTGTTTAAGGCTTGCAAGGTTTCGGCATCATCGCCCCAAATGTCTTTTAAGATGGACAACCTTGCTTCTGTGGTCAGGTTTTTCATCTTGGCCAATTCTTTGTACATGTTTTCCATGCCAGCGAATTCGCCTTTGCCATCGGTGAAATTGAGGTCTATGCCTGAGCCTTTGGTGGCTTTGGCTATCTTGTCAGTGTCCATGGATGACTGAAACACTTTGCGCAGTGCATTGCCCGCGCTTTCACCTGATAAGCCCGCTTGGTCGAGCATGGCCAGCAATGGGCTGAATTGCTTCATGGCCGCATCGCCTTTGACTTTCAAAATATCAAGGGCAGGGGCCAGTTTGCCAAAGGCAGGCACTATGTTTTCAACGTCCACACCGGAATAGAACATGCGCTGGACTGAATCCATGATGCTCAACATTTCGGCTTCGGTGCCTCGGGTTGCGTCTTGCAGCTTGGCGGCCATCTCGGCAGCGGCTTCGGGGGTTTGTTTGAGTTGCACCGCCAGCAAGGCGGCGGCCTCACCTGTGCCACCCAAAACCGCTTGGGCAGACAGACCTTGCCGCATCAGCATGGTCATCAGGTTTTTGAAGTCGGCAGTGGTACCAGGCAAACGGTCACCCAATTTGGTGGCCAGTTGGTCAAGTTGCTTGTATTCGGGCGGCACTTTGCCGCTGCTGTTCATCATTGCCACGCGCAAGTCGGTGCTGGCGGTTTCGCTTTCGGCATAGGCGCGCACAGGCACAGACATGGCGGCCATGGTCACGGTGCCCTTGATGGCAGCGCTGCCAGCGGCACTGCTTAAACTGGATGCACGACTTTGTGCTCTGCTGTAACGGGATTGTGCTTGGTTCAAGCGCTCAAGTCTGCGGCGCTGCTCTTCAATGGTTTGATTGGCTTGCTCTTGGCGGCGGCGTAGCTCGGATTGCGCTTGACCAAGGTTGCGGGTGCCGATGCCAGCCTCGGTTAATGAGCGGCGCAAGCTCTCACTGCTTTGGCGGGTTTGTTGTTGCTGTTGACTGAGTTCACGGCCACGGCGCTGCAGCTCTTGCAGTCGTTGCGCCTGCTCACGCGTGGGCACGCCACTGCGGGATATCTCTTGTGTCAATTGACGGATGGCATTTTGGGTGTCGCCCAATTCGCTGCCAAGCTGCTGCAGCTTGCGACGGCTTTCAGCAAACTTATCAAAGTTTTTTTGTGCGGTCGCAAGCTTTTTGCTTTCGGCTTGGGTTTCTCTAAGTTGACGTGTCAAATGGCTGCCTGCATTGGTCACTTCTTCAAACCGTTGGCGGGCATTGCCCATGGCATTGAGTACAATCTGCAGTTTTAAATCAGCCATTTTTTTGATTCGCCTTTACTTTTGCATCTACCAAACTAATGGCGCGATGTGTCCAATCCAGTGTTTCTGACAGTGTCAGCTCCACCCATACCATGGCGGACGGGAATTCCATCGCGCACACGGCTATGCAGTCGCTGGGGTCGTTGTAGTGCTTTCGTCCGTCAAAGATGCTGGGCTGTTCGCTGGCAAGCTCTCTGCAGATGTCACCTCTGATTCGCCAGCCGTGGTAGCGGTCGAATCCGTCTCGTAAAGGCTCTGATAGATTTCCCGAATCTCTTTCTTGCCCACAGCGTCGGCATAAAAAAAATCCAATGCCGCATTCAATAATGAAATGTCAGACAGGCCCATGGTTTCAAATTGTTTGCGACTGACAATGGGCTCACAAATGCGCGCATAAAGTGGCTGAACTTGGTCGGTAACTTTGGCACGAACCATGTCTAAAGACAGCCCACGCATAGCATGGCCTTGCGGTTCGTGCATGATGTGGGTAGCCCCGTTGCTTAAGGTCACTTCGATGGTTTCGTTATCAATGATTTTGATGCCGGCTTTGTTTTGCATGTTGGTTTCCTAAGCAGCGCCACGGCTGTGGCGCTTGTTGAATGATGATTAAGGTGGCAGGGGTTTACAGGCCCAAGCCTTTGTTAAAGTCTTTGTACATATCGACACCGTCCACAATGTATTTGTTTTGCAGCACATCAATGTCAATCACGACCACACCGCCAACGGTTTCTTTGTAGCGTACCAATTCAATGTTGAGTTTGGTCTCGCCATTTTCGCCTTGGGTGTCGGTGCCCTGGTCAACTTCGGTGATGCGGCCAGACGCTTCACCGACCACACGCACAAAGCCCACCTCGTCATCGCGCTCGGCGTTGCCTGAAAAGCGAATGGGCTTGCTGTCGATTTTGCCCCCCATCATTTTGAGAACATCGGCACCAATACCACCGATGGTCACAGACATGCTGAGTTTTTCAATACCATGAAAGATGGACACAGGGGCAATCATGCCGCCGGCTCGGTACTCTTCCATTTTTTGGGTGATTTTCGGGCGCTCGATGTCACCGACCAAGCCATGCAAACTTTCACCGTCGATGAAAATGTTTTGGCCTTTTAAGATTAATGGTAATTTCACGTTTTATCCCTTATACGGTGGTTGGCAGAATGTCGTTGGCAATGGCCACCACACGGTCTACCAAATTGACAATGAATGTGTCGCTGACCACTTGCTCAAGCACCAAGTTTTCCAGTGGCATCACAATCGTGAATTCATAACCCACGCGGAATTTGCCCAACAAAATTTCGCTTTTGGTGTTTTCTTCGGCACGCACAAACACACGCGCACCATACAACTTGCCATCACGCACATCTTTGGCCAAATCGCTGTTGACGCTTAACAGAATGTCTTCAATCAAAGTTGGGGTCATGGGCTTGTCGATGGCCCACATCATGGCGGAGGCAATGCGCTGGCGAATGATTTGGGCGCCACGGGTAGATGATTCAAACGCGAACATCGGTTCATCTGAACAGGTACGGTTGCCCCAAAAGCGGAAGCCATCTTCGCGCACCAAAGTGGTGATGTCGGCATTGTTTAAGAAGTTGGCATCGGTGTCTTTATTAATCAGACTGAATGATCGTGGTGTTTCAATGCCGACCACACCATTCACGCCCACGTTTGATAAGGTTTTGTGCCAGCCGGTTTGGCTGTCAATTTTGGCGCGCAAGCCCATGGCAATGGCAATGGTCATGGCGCGTTCGACTTCGCCTGTGATGGGGCTGATGCGGGTAAATTCGCCATCAATCAATTCCAATTCGCGTTGACTGTAGTTTTCACGATAAGCGGCCACTTCAGTCAGTGTTGCACCAATGGCTTTGGCATAGGCAAAGGCATTCAATGCTTGTGCTACCACCACCAATTCAGCCGTCACGCCTTGTGTGTCCAAGCCTGGGCAGCCAATGATTTTTGGCTCTACACCCAACAAGGTTTTGGCGGCGGCCAATGCTTTCAGGCCGGTGAGTTTGCCTGCTGTGTCTGAACCAATGACCAAAGCCGATTGTTCGGGCTCGGTAGGGGCTTCGGCCACACGCACTAATACAATTGGTGCATCGGCTTGGTCGGTGATGCCATCTAAAACAGCAGCGATGGTGCCCGTTTTGCCAGCGTATTTGGCCAGTGCGCGGGCACTGGTGCTGAACACCGGTGTATCAAGTGGCAGCGCAGCAACGTCAGCATCATCGCCGGTGACAATGGCACCAATGACATTGGTGGCCATTGCGCTGATGGGGCGAATGCCTTTGACGGTTTCAATGGAGGTGACACCATGGTGGCGGTCGGTTGTCATGTTTGACCCTTTGAATTCGTTAATGGAGTTTAGTAATAAGGTCAGTTTGCAGACACGCGAGGGAATGGACAAGCGCCGCCATATGTGGCGGCGTGATGTAGATGTGGCTGGCTTACTTGAGCAGAGCGGATTGCCACATCGCGTCGATTTTCAAATCATCAAAGCCCAATAATTCGGTCGCTATCATGATTAAATTGGCATTGTTGCGTTGGTAGCCAGTGGCATATTGCCACTCAATCATGGCCACTTCACGGATAGTTTCGTCTTCAATGGCCGCAATGGCGGTTTCCACTGCTTTGGAATTGACCCCATTTTCAAGTAAGACCATGCGCAATTGTTTTGGGGTGATTTCGGCCACATTGTTGCGCCAGTCTGCCAGTTTAGCGGCCTGTAAATCGGCATCGGTTTCCCATGTTTTCGTGGCCGCATTCCAAATGTGATAGGCATCGGGCTGGAATCCAGCCAACACACCATTAAAAACGTACTGACCCGTGGCAATGTCTTGGCAAACGTCGGCGGGCAATTCAATCACACTTTGCCCAATTTGCGGAGCAAAGGTAGATACATCAGTGCTGTAAGCCACAATACACTTTTGGTCTAAAACCATTTTCATGGTATCAGCAGAAAATTCAGCCTGACAGGCATAGAAATCGTTGCCGTTTTCGTCTTCAAAAAACACAATGCCGTTTTCAATGATGGTGGTGGCGGTGGTAAATGTTGCCATGTCGTTTCCTTTACAGTGCTGCAACCGTTACCCAAACGCCATTGATTTGGGCTTGCATCGGTCGGGTATGGTATTTGGTGACATTCCTAGAACCTGACGTGGTGGCTAAATCATAGCCTGTCAGGACGTTTCCAGATGCTGCTTTATAGCTTCCATCCGCATCAGTATTCACGCTGGTTTCAGCTCCCAAGCGAACCTTGGTAGCAGCATCAAGCAAAGGCTTGAGTATGTCAGCACAAACAACTTTGTTTGCCGTGCCTGCAGTGATGTTGGCAGCAGTGGCTTTGTCGATATTCAGTGTGCGACTAGCCCCGTAAGTGCCGCCACCCGTCATCCCTGTGCCTGCGATGATGCTGTTGGTATTCAATGCGGCATCGGTGATGCCATAGCCGGCCAATGTGGTGGGCTTATTGTAAATGTACCCAGCCATCCGCTCGGTTGCATTCCAGTCGGCGCCATCGACACGCTTCCAAGATTGGTATGCGCCACTCAAAACCAAACGAGAACGGATGAATACAGGATCACCGTATGCCATAAAAAAGAATTGGCTGTCCCAATTTGCAGGGCCAACTTGAAATACCTTACTGGCACCGACATTTTCGCCATTGCTCCAAGTTGGGGCATCGGGTGAATCAACACCAAATGAGTGTATGCCTTGGCCAGATGCGGTAGCGATGGCCGTGCCTGAACCTGAGCTGGTACTGGTTAAGACCCAATCTTTAATGCCGTAAGAGGCCAGCGTTGTACCTTTGCTGGCTTTTAAGGCCAAAGCATCATTGATTTCGGATTTTGTGAAAACATCGGTTAAGCCATAACCTGCGGCAGTGGTGGGCTTGTTGCGGATGCCGTTGTTTCCTGTTGCAGCCCAATCTGCTCCCATCATCGTGCGCCAGCTTGACCATGTGTTGGCGATATAGGTGCGCATTGCTAAATTGACTCTGTCGTATCCCCATGCAATTTGTATTTTTTGACCACCTGTGTGGATGTACCGTGTTTCAATGAATGCGTAGGAACCTTCCCACCACACGTTTGCAATTGGGGTGTTAAGGATGGCTGCAGAACAGGCATAGCGTGTACCGATTTCAAAATCATTGGCATCGCCTTCCGTGGGGCTGCCGTCATAGCGTGTGTTTGCCAAAAAATAAGCGCTCAATGCCAATGCGGTTGGGTGTATTGCCTTGTTCGACATATTGCCTGTTTTGGCTTCGTCGGCACTGGCGAAATCCACATAAAATGTTCGGTCTGATGCCAATGTACCGCCGCCTGTTAAGCCTGTGCCTGCGGTGACTTTGGTGGTTTTGTTGGCTTTATCGGCACTTAAGCTGTCTGTTTGTACTTTTAAGTAGACCGTTCTGTTTGCCAATTGTCGCGGCGTGGTATTGGTAACGCCATTGGCTCCACCCATGACAGGGTCGCTGGTTTCAATTTGGCGTACGCCTGGTTCCCAAACTGGGGATTCAATTAAGTTAGCCATCTACTGCTCCGTAATTGTAAGTACCGTCATACATTGCAACATTGTTGTGACGTATGGCGACACGGGTGTAAATAATCTGTCTGAGTTCGCAGCGCGCGGGGGCGATGCCTTTTAATATCGTTTTGAGAAAATCGGCTTGGTCATTGGTGATGGGCTGCTCTTTGACAATGATGTTGTAAGTTGCCCATGTGCTGCCTGTGCTGCCGTGCAAGTAGGTTCCGTCATGAATCACTTTGCCGTCATAGCGGATTTTGCCAACGTCTTCGATGATGTCGATTTCGCCTAAACCTAAGTCACGGAACAATTGGCGGATGCTTGCGGGCGTGCCTTTAAATTCATGCTTGCGGATATAGTTGGCAATTAATGCGCGTTTTTCGGTTTCGCCCTCGGCGAATACCCAACCCTCGGCATCATCAATGCTGTTTTCCCATGCCAACCAAGGCAACAAATCCACATCACAAATCAAAGGGTCGCGGCTGTCACGGATGACGTTGTGATTCAGGTCAGTGGCTTTGGCGGTGGTCAATGCCAGTGCATGTTGTAAATCTGTGGCCGATGATGGCAATAAGCTGATGTCTGTCATAGGGCCGGCGCTTTCAGTGTGTAAACAGGATAGCGGCCGAATCCTGACACCACGTCTGCAGTTGGCTTGGTGAGTGTGACTTTTTTCACGCCCTCAACGTCCAGCGCCCCGATGATTTTTGACAAAGACACTTCGGCACCGATGTTGGCATTCTTTCCAATCAGTGCGGTGATGGCGGCCTTTTGGTTGGCAAACACCACGGCCTTATCCGGGCCAGTTTCGTATTCATTTGCCCATTCAATGACCACTGCCCACGCACTGGCGGCTCTGACTTCTACCGTGTCGCACAGTGGGCGTCTTGTGTCGGCTGACAAGTAGTCATAAACGGTCGTGACTAAATGCCCATTGGCCACGGCGGCTGTGTGTGATTTGATGTAGACCCGCACTGTGCCCGCAGGCACTAAACCTGAATCGGCATTGACCACTTGGGCATCGGCCACATCGGTATCGGCATCCAGCGCGTGGGCGTAATAAGTGTTGCGTGGGCCAGCAGCGGCCAGTTTTTCGGGAAACAATTGGCAGCGTAGGCGCAAGGCGGCATCGCTTTCCAAGATGGCCTCGACTGGCGGCGTGGCATCGGGGTCGGCGGCTTGAATGATTTTGCGCGCGATGTTGCGACCAGCGGCAAATTGGTCAAGGTCGGCACCTGTGGCTGTGGCCAAAAATGTGGCCTTGACGGCGGTGTTGATGCGTTCACGCAAGATGTATTCACGGTAAACGCTTTGCTCAAGGTCTATCGTCAATGGTTCGGATTCCAATTCTAAAGTGGCGGCGATGGTGGCGCGTATGGCTTCGGGGCAAGCGGCAATCAGTGCGGCCTTGCGCTCAGATAACAATGCTTCAAAATTGGGATAATCCAGCACATCGGGTGGCGGTAATTGGGTTAAATCTATGCTCATGTTGTGCCCCCTAATGTGATTTGTTCGGCCACTTTTTGGCCATTGATTTCGTATTCAATGGTGAGATTCAAACGGGCGTTGGCCACTGCGTTTAAATTCACAGACACATTGGTCACATTGATGCGTGGCTCATAAGTTGCCAAGGCCATATATACCCCTGCGGTAATAATCATGGACAGGACTTCACCCCGCATGGGGCTGTCGATTAATTCAGGGATGATGCTGCCATATGGTTCACGCTGCACACGGCTGCCGATGCGGGTGAACAGAATGTCGGCAATGCTTTGGCGCACATGCGCGATTAAATCCATGCTGCGGCCGGTTTGGGCATTCATCATGATGGCTTACCTGTAGTAGCACCGCCTGCCATCACACCGCCATGGGTGTGAGTGTCTGCAACAATGCCATTGCTTTCCATGCGGCCTGTGTTTTTGAATGTGCCTTTGTGCTCAATATTGCCAGTGATGACAGCGGTGGAGCCTTGACCACCTGACACGGCCAATCCACCTGAACAAGTGGTCAAACCTGTGACATTGAGATTGCCATCGACAGTGTTGTCAGGGCATTTGATGAGGGTGCTGCTGCTGGCAGTGACATTGGCAGTGGCAATGCCGCTGATGTCCAAATGGCTGGCAGCATGGTCATAGACGATGCGGGCACCATCGGGAAATAACACCACGGTTTCGTTTGCGGCTTGGCTAGGTTCAGGAAATGGCAAACTGGCGAAGCCAAACACCACACGGCCAGCCTCAAGATTGCCGCTTGGCGACAATACGGTGCAGGCTTCGCCACGGCTGGGCATGCGGTGCACAGACACGCCGCCAGCCGCTGGCACTTGGTATTGCAGCCAGTCGGTGACCAGGGTTTCAGACAGCCGCACAGTGCACAGGCTGGGCTTAACGTCTTCAACCACGCCATGGCGCACCATGTTTTCAATTTTCCGATTCAATTCGGCAAGGCTTAAATTGTTCATGCCTATATTGTTTCGATGCGCGCGCGTATGGACAAGCGCCGCCATGTGTGGCGGCGTGATGTAGATGTGATTACAAGGCTTCGGCCAAGTATTCAATGACAGATTGTTCTATCCATTCGATATCGTCAGGGCTGAATCCTAAGACAGTGCGTGGCGGTAAATTTTTGCGACTGCCACTTTGGTGCTCGGCTGCCACACGGGCAGCGCTGCCCGTCCAAAAACCAACAGTGGCACTGCCCACCTCGGTTTTGGCTTTGAGCCATTTGGCCATGGGCAAACGGCGAAACATTCTTTTATTGGCTTTGCTGGCCAGTTTGACATGGCTGCGCAGATAGACACCGACCTTGCTGTTGTCACCGGCGGCAAAGCCACCGATGAAGCGCTCACCATAGTCTTTAACCCAAGTGAGCGATACCAGGCGGCCGTAATAATAAAACGGCTGACCCGCGCGCAAACTGCCATTTGCGCGCAGGCGGCGCAAGTTTTTACCGCGCCTTGCTGCCATGCCGCTGCCATCGGGTTCCGTATTGGATTTGATGCGCTCGGCATTGCGGCGGCGAATTTCAGTGCCGATTTTGCGCGCCAGTTCACGCTGCTGTGCGGGTTCCAGTTTGGCGACCAAGGCATCCACACGGTCAAGAAACACGGCCAAGTCGTCCATCAGTAGTCGTCCGGTTGTGGCTCGGTTTGGGCAAGTATTTCCACATCCCCATTGGCCGCCACTTTTACCACCACTTTTTCAGTGATGTCCAATTCATACAGCAAATCGGCCAAGTTGTTGTCTAAGATTTCGGCTTCATAGCGCATGGATTCATTGCCAATATTGCCTTGCAACAGTTTTTGCGGCTGATGCACCTGCATCCAACTCAATATGGTGGCGGTCACTTGCTGCATGGGTGCGGCCCAATCGGTCAACAACACTCGCATGGTGTACTTTTCAGTGTGACTGAGGCTGTACTTTTGGCCATTGATGCTGCCAGCGATGATGTAAATGATCAGTTTGTCGGGGTGGTCTTTCAATACTGGAAACGTGTCGGTCAGTTTTGCTCTAAGCGAATCGGGTTTGTCCATGGCTCTCGTATTCCTGTTGGCAGTCTATGCAATAGCGGCAGCCCATGGCAGCGATGCGCCGCGCTTCTGGAATGGGTTCACCACAACTTTCACATTCAAATGCGCTGGGTGCTTGGGCATCTGACTTATCCAATTGTTTGGCCAAGGCATGGTCACGCATCATTTGTTCAAGGGCGCAGGCTCGGTCAATGGTGTTGTTCATGTTGGCTTTCAATACAGGTTTGCAGGGTATCCCTAGCGATTTTGCAAGAGGCAAATGCGGCGCGGCCATTGAGTAAATCGGTGGCCAAGTCGGCATTGGTCATAATGGTGGCCGCTGGCCATACACAAGGCGGCACCGTTGGACAGTGCAACACATTTGCTTGTGGTTTATTTTTGATTGAGCACGCTGGCAACAGCATCAGGCAAGCGAGCATTGCCCCAAGTTTGATTGTTTTCATGGTTTAAAGTGGCCTGTAAGTGTTGTTGGTCGGTAGCCGCCTGTTTGGCGGCCGCATCCAATTTGTTGCGCATGTCATCGGCTTGTTTACGGTAGTTTTCAAAAGCCGTCTTTTGTTGTGCCATGGCTTCTTTAGCGGCTGCCAAATCTGCGGTGATGCGCTCTTGCTGGCTTTGCATGACATGGCCACGCCACAGCATGAAACCAATGGCTGCGATGCAAACCAGCAATAAGGAAATTAAGGTGGCAATGATGGCGCTCAAATATTTTGCAATCATGTTGCCCACCTAAACCGCATGGCGCGCGTATGCCTGCGCCATCTTGGTATCGTAGTTGTTGATTTTGTAGTCTGCTCCGTTGTATCCCGCCGCAAAGGCTGCCCAGCGTTTGGCTTTCAGTGCTTTGTATATGGCCTCATTGGCTTTGATGAAATTGCAAAAGGCCATTAAATGCGCGCCCTCGGTGGTAGCTTGCGCGGCCACATAGGCTTGGACGGAATCAAAACCGCAGGCACGGTAATTGAATCCCATTATTTGGAAGCGGCCGTAAGAAGCGGACAACATGGCGGCGGTTTCATCGTAGGATATAGCCGCTTTGAAGCGCGGGTATTCCGCTTCGTTGCCTTTGTAGCCACCAGCTTTGCTGTTGCAAATGTTGGGATTGACTTGCATCAGTTTGGCCGCTGCGGTTTTGCCCATGGTCGCGCCGTAGTATTTGTAAAACTTGTGGCGCTCAAACAAAATCTTGGTGCGACCATCGGCCAGAAAGCCGCCGCCATAACTTTCCACTTCGGCCACTGCTTTGATGGCAGCCACTTCCACACCCAAAAAGGCAGCGGCGTTTTTGAAGTCTTGCTCGGTCAGAAATTTGCCCATGGTGTCTTTATTGTACAAAGCCGACCAGGTGGCATCGCCGACTTTGCCGTCCACATACAGCCCACGGCTGCGCTGAAATTCACGCACTGCGCTTTCAGTGTCTTTGCCAAAGTCGTGGTCAATTTCCAAAATTGGCTTGGCACCATGCTGATTGAGCAGGCTTTGTAAAATGGCCACGGCTTCGGTTTGGCTGCCGCGTTTTAAAAACTGGCGGGTGTCTTGGGTTTGTGGGTCGCGCTTTGGGGCTTCGCAACAATCGGCCTGTATTTGTGCTTGGATGGCCTCACCGATGTCGATGCCAATGTCGGCCAATGTTTGGGTGATTTCAGACATTTTGCTGTTTCCTGTGTTTGAATTTATGGTGGCGGCGGCTGTGTGGTTTGCTTGGTGGCAAAGGCTTGATGGTGGCGCTGATGTCTTTGACATTGCCACGCGCCAGCACCAAATTGATGACATTCACGGCCACGATGGCAGTCAGTAAGGCGGTGACAAATGGCCAAGACTTGGCCAAGGCTGCCAAAAAGAGGGAACCAAACAGCACAAACAACACATAGGCCAAGGCACTGGCGGTTTTGCAATGGCTGCTGTGGCGGTTGTCGAATGCCAAAATGGTCAAGGCTCCCATCAAGGCAATGGCTTGGATGAAAAACAATAAGGTGGTCATGGCTTGGCACCTCCGGTGTTGGGTTGGGTTTGCAGTCGTTTGATCACCAACTCGATGACAACAATAAACAGCGCGGCTGATAACACTGCGCCACTGAATTCATCAATGAATTGGGTGTCGGGTAAAAAGCGCAGCAATTTGCTCAAGCCTGCGCCCAGGCTTTGGCCGCCAAACAGGCCGATGATGAAAGCCAAGGTGAAATACACCACATTCAACAATGGCGCTCGTTTTTGACTGGTCAAAATAAACAGGCTGGCGCCGACCAATGCGCCCATGGCCAAGCCCAGCGAAAAATGCACAATGCCAATGGTGATGATGACTTGGCTGATGACGGTTGATTCTTGAGTGGTTTGCATATCCCTTAATCCCATAAATTGACTGTTGGTATCACTTTGTTGGTTTTGTTCTTGCTGCTGGATGCTTCCGGCAATGTCACGATGGTGCCGGCTGGCAAATTGGGCGGCAGGTCGCACAGGTTGGGATTGGCGGCCATGACTTTTTCCACCATGCCAATAGAATCACCGTACAGGCGCCAGCAAATGTGGCTGATGGTTTCGTCTTGCACGGCGATGACGGTATTGGCTTTGCTCATATCAATTCGCTGTCACAGCGATTGCGACCCAAAATGTCGGCCACGGCGTTGTGGCCCATACAGCGAAAGTCATTTGCCTGTTCTTGTTTGGCCTCCGCACGTTCTGCGGTGTTGCCAGTGGCGGCAAACGTGGCGTATTTTTCCAAAATTTCGACATTGGCAAAGCTGTACACGGCTTGTTTGAAGCTGTGAACATGCACCGATTCACCGTTGATGACTTCATCGGCATCACAGGCCGCTAATGTGGTAATGCCGTTTTCAATGGCGGCCAGTCTGAATGCGCGCAATTCTTTGCTGACCGTGGTGATAGCGGCAATTAATGCGGTTTTAACGCGTACCGCTGGCACGGAATCATCGACATTCATGGTGGCGCGGTACTCGGCAATGCTGATGCTTGGCCAAAACGCATTGGGGGTGATGGTGTCGTCTTGAGTAGTGGGGCTGGCCGCTGCGGGAAAGTTGAGTTTGTTCATGGATGGGCACCTAGTTGGGTGATGCGGCGGGTGGATTCAGGCAAGGCATTGCAGGGCAAAGACAAGACAGAATCCACCACGCATCACGGCCGAGGGAGCTAGTCAGGTTTGTTCAAAGCGGCCAGCTTTTGCTTTACGCCGATTTTGTCGTCGTATTGCAAGGCGGTTTCATACAAACGAATGGCGGCGGCTTTGTTTTTTTGGGTTTCAAAATATTCACCAGCGGCCTTGAAAAACTTGGCGCGGACTTTGTCCGGCATGTCTAAGGCGTGCAATTCGCCGTTTTTTTGTTGGGCCAATTCGACCAGGCTTTGCAACACATCCACATCAATGGCGGCACCTTTGGCCAATTGGTCGGCAATTTCTTCAAACACGGCGACTTTGGCGGTGCGCTCAAAGCCACCCACACTGAGCATGGTATCGGCGGCATTGAAGACCAATGCGGCCATTTCGACTGCCCGATTCAAATCACCGGCGTCAATCGTCCACACCAACAATGTGGTGTACACATCGTCACCAACGGGAATGGCACCGGCGGCCAACACACCGTCAATATAGCCATCGTATTCAGGCAGAAACTCGGCTTTGAGTTTGGCCTTGTCGGTGATGGATTGAACCGCGTGTAATTGCACACGGTGGTGCATCAATTGTTGCTTGAGTTTGATGTAAGTGTTGTCTTGCTCAAGTGCAGGGGCTTCGCCACTGGCTTGGGCATAAAAAGCCATGGCCTCGAGGCGTCTTTGGCGGGCGGGGTTGGATTGTCTGCTGCTCATTTGCTTTACCTTTTTGAAGTAAAGCGGGCATAAGCCCGCTTGCTTATGCCACGAATTCCAAGTTTTCAATCAACGCGCAGGCATCAAATTCTTCGACCACATAATCCAAGTTTTCAGATTCGTAGTTGGCAATGCGGTTGTATTGGGGTTCATCGGCGACTTTGCGGCGCTTGCCTGCGGTTTGCATGTAGATAGACAGGTTGGCCAAAGGGGTGATAAGCAAGGTGTCTTCGGGGAAGAATGGCACCGCAATCGCATCCAAACCGCCCAGTTGTTTGTTGGCAATCAACAAATCATTGGCCGCTTTGGCTTCTGTTGCTTTGGTGCCAGCTTCATTCACATAGCCGAAGTATTTGTCGCCTAGGGTTTTGCGGTTGCACAGCACCACCATATCGGGGCGCAAGGCAAATTCATCACCGATGAATTCATTGTGATGGGCCACGACCACGGCATCCAAATTCTTAAAGGCTTGGGCATCACCAAATTTGACTGGCTTGGCTGTGGTGCCAATTTGACCAGGCTCCCAGCCTACCACTTGGGTCGGCGCGTCTTCACGGATGCGCTGCAACCAGCCACGGGCCACATCTTGCAACAATGGGTTGGCCACAATGTCGGTTTGCGCGGCAAAGGTTTTGCCATTGAAACCCATGCAAATCAACGACAAGGCTTTGGACAGTTCATTGTTTTGATTGACCAGGTTGGCAAAGTCTTTTTGGTGTGCCCAGGCATCCAATTCATTGTAGGAAATGGCATGGTCAAAATCGACTTGGCGGCACACATAGTCAATGGCCACAGCGTTGTGTTTGGCATGTGGGTGGCGGCGGTTGTTGTTGTCGGTGTTGGTGCGACCTGCGGTCAAGCCACCACCAATGCCAATTTTTTGGCCTGCTTTTTCCATCACTGAAAAGACATTGACGCGTTGCAAAAAGGCACTGGATTCACGCGTGGCAGCGTGCATGCGCTGGGCAACGGCTGGGTCTACTGCAAACCAGTTTTGGACATTTTCAACACCGTTGGCGCTACCAATCATGCTGAATAAAAGGGTGAGTGCTTCGTTCATTGTGTTATTCCCGTTTGAATTGAAGTGTGATGATCAGTAGTTGGGCGCGGTGTATTTCACGCTGGCATCGGCACCAGTGTGCAATTTGGTGTCTTCTTGTGGCGCAGGCTGTTGGCTCAATTCTTGGCGCAAATTTTTTAATTCATCCATTACGGCTGTGAATTGTTGGTTTTGCTTGGCTTCCAAATCCTGAATGGCTTGGCCTGCAGCTGCGAAGCCCGCTTCTGTTTCGGTGCGGTATTTTTGCAAGTCGGCCGCGTCCACTTTGGCTTCGCTAGCGGGAGCGGATTTGCTGAAAAACTTGGTGAACCAGCTGGGTGCTTGGTCTTCTTTTTCGACAGTGGCGGCGTTGTCTTGTTGGGCTTGGGTGTTTTGGGTCATGGCTGTAGGCTCACTGATATAAAACTCGGGTTTGATGGAATAGGGGCTGTTGGCATCGGTGTTGAATTGCAAGGCTGATGTGCCGACGCTGGATGGGCTGTCGGTGATGGCCAAGCCGACCAAGTAGGCGCGCTGCTTTTCTTGGAAGTTGGTGTGCAATTCCATGGATGTGTAGATTTTTTCGCGCTTTTGATTGAGAGCGACCAGCTTGTCGGTTGGGTCGATTTGGGCAAACAGCTTGGTGATGCCGTTTGCGCTTTCGGTTTTCAATGCCGTCACATCGCCATAGCCGGCAAATTCGCTACCGGGCCATGCGCTGCGCAAGTGTTCAACATTGATGCGCGCACCATACAACTCAGGGTCGTAATCTTCGGCACACTGTTCTAGCCATTCAGGCTTGATGTCGCGGCCGTCCACGGTTTTACCGCTGGTGCCGATGCAAAACCATTGGCCTTTGCTGAATTTGATGGGTGTGTTTTGTGGTTGTGGCATGACGCATCAATATGGTTTGTGGTGATGTGTCTAGTTTCGCGACTATCTCGCATGAGGGCAATGTGATTGATGTGTGGGGGCGTGATGTAGATGTGATGGGGAATGCAATATAAGTGTGAGGCGTTGACACTTAGGCATTACATTAACAGTTGCTTGAAATGTCTGAAACCATAATTGATTCACGCTTAGACCCGCGCATCCAAGCCCGCAATTTACACTGGCAAGGCTGGCGGGTCAGCTCTATCGCTAGATACTTGGGTTTGAAGCCGGCCACGGTCCACTCTTGGGCACGGCGTGAAAATTGGGATGGTGGTAGCCCACACCAACGGGTGGCGGCATCGACCGAAGCACGCCTGATTCAGCTTGTAAATCTGCCAAAAAAAACCGATGGTGATTACAAAGAAATGGATAAGCTGGCCAAGATGTTGACCACTGTACAGGCCGCTTTGCATAAGTCACCTGAACCTGTGGCTGTTATCGGCGATAAGGCCATGCCTGATTACAGGCCGCATACACAGTCAACAATTGATAATCCACCGCGTGAAATGCGTGAACCCAAAGAAAAACGCGAAAAAGCCCCCAGCAATCGCAAGCCATCCAAGTTAATCATATTGGATGATGAACAAACGGAGCGATTGTCTGAGATATTCACAGAGCAGTCGTTTGAGTATCAAAAAGCCTGGTACCGCTCAGGTTTGGTGAACCGTTTTCGCAATTTGCTCAAGTCGCGCCAAATCGGGGCGACGTTTTTCATGGCACGCGAAGCATTCTTGCGGGCGGTGAAAACCGGCAACAATCAGATTTTTCTGTCGGCCAGTCGTGCCCAGGCTTTTCAGTTCAAACAGTACATTGCCGACTTTTTGGCCATGGTTGGGATTGAATTCAAAGGCGATGTGCCTGAATTGGCCAATGGGGCCAAGTTTTATTTTTTGGGCACCAACAGCCGCACCGCTCAAGGTCGCAATGGTGACTTGTATGTGGACGAGTATTTCTGGATTCAGGACTTTAAACGCTTGCGAGAATTGGCCGAACCGATGGCCTCGCAAGCACGATTTCGCACCACTTTCTTTTCCACACCAAGCGATGAATTGCACCCCGCGTATGGCTTTTGGACGGGCACCGAATTCAACGATGGTCGGCCTGAAAATGAGCACATCAAACTGGATGTGAGCCATGCCGCGCTGGCCGCTGGCCGCTTAGACCCTGATGCGCAATACCGCCAAATTGTGACCTTGGATGATGCCGAGGCGGGCGGCTGCACACTGTTTGACAAAGACTATTTGCGCAAACGCTATGCCCCGTCTGTGTATGACCAATTGTTCAAGTGCCAATTTGTGAAGCCTGGCGACAGCGTTTTTGAATACGGCTGGCTGCGGGCGGCGGCTGTCGATGCAATGGATGTTTGGCCTGATTACAAACCATGGACTTCACCGACGCGGCCTTGTGGTGCTCATCCTGTGTGGGTGTCTTATGACCCGACCGATGATGGTGATGCTGCTGGCTTGGTGGTGGTGATGCCACCACAAAGAAAGGGCGACCCATTTCGAGTGGTGGAGCGCCAGCTTTTGCATGGCAATGACTTTGAATCACAGGCCGAAGTGATACGCGAAGTATGCACCCGTTACAACGTGACCAAACTTGTGATTGATGCCGGTGGCTTGGGTGCTGCGGTTTATCAGTTGGTGCAGAAGTTTTATCCAGCTGTGATTGGCCACAAGTTTACACAGGAATTGAAATCCTCTTGGGTGCAAAAAGCACAATCATTGTTTCGTGCCAAACGTGTGCAATGGGATGCTGGCTCAATGGCCATGGATTTACAGGCCGCTTTTATGACCATACGCATCCAAAAAACCAACTCCGGTAAAGGTTTGACCTATGGCTCTGGCCGCAATGCGGTGGCCAGTCATGGCGATTTGGCGTGGGCATTGATGATGCTGTTTGCCGAAGAACCTTTGGACGGTTCTCTTTCTTCTAATTCTTCTATTGAGGTTTTCTAAACATGAAACGCGCTAAACAAAATATGGTCGCGCCTGCGCCTACTGTTGATTTTGAGGTGTTCAATATCATGGATGATGCACCCGCCAATGTGTTGGACTATCTGCAATGTGCCGACAATGGCATTTACTTTGAACCCTTGGTCAGTTATGAATCACTGATGCAGTTGACCACCACTGGCGTGCATCATGCCAGTGCGTTGCAGGCCAAAGCCAATATTTTGAAAAAGACTTTTGAACCGTCGCAATACTTGAGCCGCAAAGACTTTGAGTTGTTTGTGATGAATTACTTGACCTTGGGCGATGGCTATTTGCAAATCACGCGCAATCGCCTGGGCGGAGTGTTGAAGTTGACCAGCTTGCTGACGATGTACACGCGTATGGCCAGCGACATGAAACACTATTTGTACATTCGCAACCGCTTTGGCTTAAATGGTTTGCAGTACGACACCATCAAGATCGCGGATGTGGTGAATGTGAAGCAACACGATTTGCGCCAGCAAATCTATGGTGTGCCTGAGTATTTGCCCGCCATGCACAGCATCATGCTCAATAACAGTGCGACCCGATTCCGCCGTCGCTATTACGACAATGGCAGTCATGCTGGTTTTATTCTTTACTGTACCGATGAGAAGATTAATGAAGACGACTGGAATGTACTTAAAAGCAACATGCGTCAAAGCCGTGGCCGTGGCAACTTTAAAAATGTGATGCTGCGCTCACCTGGCGGCAAGGATGGTATCAAGTTGATTCCTATCTCCGAAGTGGCGGCTAAGGATGAATTCCTGAACATCAAGTCGGTATCGGCTGAGGATATGCTTGCCGCGCATCGGGTGCCCGCGATATTGATGGGCATTGTGCCGCAAAATGCTGGCGGCTTGGGTGACCCAATCAAGGCGGCCAAGGTGTTTTATGAGCATGAAATCGCACCGATACAAGAGTCGTTCAAGTCTATCAATGAGCAGCTTGGCATCGAGGTGTTCAAGTTCAAGGACTATCAGTTGGACACACCAACATAAGACCACAAACAGACCGTCACCGCCGCCAAAAATCTTGGCGGCGTTTTTTTTTGCCCAAAAAATTCCAAATGACCCTTGACCCCGCTGGCGGGAACTCCCCTCCCGCCATTCGGCATTTCAAGAAATATAAAAAATTTATGCAGATGGCAGCACTGATTAAAACCATATATTGCACGGGGTTCGCGACGATTTTTTGATTCAAATATTTATGCAATTTTCGGCTAAAACTTGCAGATTGATGCAACATTATGCGGCAGTATTTTTGACACTGCTTTTTGTTCTACATTCAAAAAACAAAGCCTTGAGTTTAAAGACTTCTCGTGCCTTTACAAATGATAAATGGTAGAACAAAAAATGTATTAAGGTTTTGTTTTGCTTAAATTTTGGTTAGGACTTAAAATCCGTCGGCCCTAATACGGCCGTGCCGGTTCGATTCCGGCCCCGGGCACCATCAAGATTGAATTAACCGCTTTTAGCGGTTTTTTTTCGTCTATAAAAGTCCAATAAAGTCTAATTTTTATATATAAATCAATGTGTTGTATTTTAACCCATGTTTTTATCGTCTAATAATGGTTAAGTTAGATTAACTAGAATCAACGCCTATTGCTGGTACTTTTGTTGGTACATGAGAGTTGGTAGCATAAATGTACCAACAACTACGACTGAAACTCAGGTGTACCAATGGCTTTGACCGAATTGAAAATAAAATCGTTAGCCCCCACAAATAAAATTCAAAAAATAAGCGATGGTGGTGGGTTGGTGCTTTTTATTAACCCTAAAGGGAATAAATACTGGCGTTACAACTTCCGATTTGAGAATAAGCAGAAAACATTATCGATAGGTGTCTATCCGGTAGTTTCACTTGCAGAGGCCCGTAAGAAGCACATACAGGCAAAATTACTTGTGACTGAGGGTATAGACCCAACGACCCTAAGCAAAGCTGCAGAGGATGCTGTAAAGAAGGAAGTGAGCTTACTGTTTGAATCGGTTGCTCGAGACTGGTGGAATGCGCAGTTACCTCGTTGGAAGGAGTCGCATTCGCTCAGGATATTGCGTGCAATGGAAATGGATCTCTTTCCTGTGCTAGGAACTCTATCCTTAGCTGATATTAAAACACCTATGGTGTTGGATGTATTAAGACAAATTGAAGCACGTGGAGTAAATGACACGGCATTAAGGGCTCTTCAGCGTATTAAGGCGGTGTTTAACTTTGGCATTCAAACAGGTTTGATTGAGTACAATCCGGCTTTGGCATTAACCGGGGTTATTATAAAAAGAAAAGAAATCCACCATCATGCTTTAAAGCAAACCGAATTGACCTCCTTTTTTGATAACCTCTATAAATCTCCAATGAAGGAATACATACGTTTAGCGATGATATTTCAGATTATTTGGTTTGTGAGACCAGGTGAGCTGCGTAACGCGGAGTGGAGTGAATTTAACTTTGAGAAGCGTGAATGGCATATTCCAGCTGAAAAGATGAAAATGCAACGGCCGCATGTGGTTCCATTATCGAGTTGGGCACTGGAGCTGTTAGGGCAGTTGCGTGAAATTACAGGCTCAAGCCCATATTTGTTTCCCAATTATCGTGACTTCAGTAAACCAATGAGTGAGAATGCTTTGAGCTATGTTATGGCCAGAATGGGATATAAAGGCAAAGCAGTCCCACATGGTTTTAGATCATTGGCTACTGATATTTTGAATGAACATGATTTTAAAGCAGATGTTATTGAGCGGCAGTTAGCGCATATTGAAAGCAATAAAATCAGAGCTGCTTACCACCGAGCAGAGTATCTTCCACAGAGGCATGAAATGATGGAATGGTATAGCGGTTGGGTGAAAGAGTTTATTAAAAATTGAGTTTTTACAGTAACCATATGGGGCTAATCGTGCTAATTTAGCACGATTAGCCAAGGGGCAGGACTAATTTTTTTCAATAATTGAATCTAAAAAGCTTAAGGTGATGAGATTTCCTCAGAAGATAAATTCTCATCAATATTAATTTATTGTAATGGATCTGTTTTGGCTTGATTTGGTTGAAATTGTAAGTGCTCAACAGACATTAATGACGTTTTGATTCGACACTAAGTATCATTCTCGCTCTTCGTCCTGTTCACGTATCGCCCATACTAGATACGTTTAAAAGAAGACAGTGTTCAACAACGCACTGGAATTCCCTCTACGTAGGGATAAAGCCCATACGACCTTGTTCATTTCCGGTGAACAGTTCGACCTTAACCCCGTCAAGCGTCCCGTCGTCTGGAAGCTGGTTGCTATTCTCGATAATGATGACTTGCGCATCGATAAAGGACGATTTCACGCTCTCCCAAAAGTGCTTCTTGACGTCGTGTGGGAACGCTAAATCACCGGCGTCTGGCTCCTCGTAAACGAGCAGTGGGGAGTCGATTAGGATGAAGTTCGGGAACGGACGCTCGTTCGCGATGCAGAGGCGAAGGAGAGCGAGGTTGAAAGCCGCTCGCGTGATTGCTCGTATACCCTTGCCGTGGCTTTTACGGGCGTGACCGGAGATTACGACATCTTGGTCGCTCTCGCTGAACGAAACATGGTCGAGGCCGGGAAAGTGCCACTCCCTTAAGAGTACCTCGACCTCTCTGCAGAATAGATCTGCTTGCGCTGTGCTCACAGCTGCGCCTGCCATATCGCTCTTCTGCTTCTTTTTCGGCTTGTTGACATTTTCCAGCAGCTCTTCGAGCTCCTGAATCCGTTCAAGATATTCAATCATCTTGCGGCATGTCTCCGCGTGAACACGAAATTCATCAACCTTCTTGGAAGCGACATCGACATGCTGTTCCATCAGATCTTTTAGCTCCGACGCGATCACATCTAACTCGGTCCGGCGAGTATCTCGATCTACTTGAAGCTGTTCGACCTTGGCGGCGTTGGTGGCTCGCGTTGTCTGAAGATCCATAAACAGCTGCATGGTCTTGGTAGCCTCCGCCTTGCACGCCAGAGACACATCTGCCGGTGTGGGATTCGCCTTCGGGTGCTCGTGATGTTGGTACTCGGCGAGCGCGCCGCACATTGGGCACCGCTCTTCCTTGAGCTGATCGAGCCAAGCACCAGCCTCAGCAATTGCTTCTAGCCGTCGCAGGTCTGATTTATATTGCTGTCCCAGCAAATCAAACCGTGTCTGTAACTCCGACAGGACTGCGAGCTTGGACTCGACCGCTTTCAACGCCGTCCATGCGGTGTTGCGCTTCGTTTGGAGCGGTACTACACTTGTCTGTGCTGCGTTTCGTTCGTCGAGAGCAGTTTGAATCGAAGCTTCGATTCGGGTCAGGCGGTCGCGCTCCTCAACGAGCGTTCTCGACTCGCCAAGTTCGGTGAGTCGGGCACGTGTTGCTTTCAGCAGGTCGTCGAGTAACTCGACCTTGCCCGTCTGACGTCCCTTTGCAATTTTCAAATCTTCCTTTGCGATGATAGATGAGTCATCAGTGCCCGTAAGCAAGAGACGGAACACACTGCCCTCAACTGTTTTCGACGTGTACTGTCCACTAAGTGTCGGAGAGTTCTCTTGGATGATTGTTTCTTCATCGATGATCACGAGTCGAGCAATATCTCGGAAACTTAGTGGGCGTGTTTTGCCCTGTTCGTTTGTGCGAACCTTCTTCATCCCCAGTCCCGACAGATCCAGAAGGAACTGTGAGATGGTGTCCTTTTTGTCCGGTTGGTGTTTTGCCGCCAGTACACGATCTGGTTGTCCATTGGTCTTACAGAGCACGTTGCCGCCATGAAGACTTCTCTCCAGTGTGTAGATGCGTCTGTCGCTGTTGGCCTCGATGTCGATGACAACGGAGCTATAGCCATTCGCTTGAGGGATATCCTTCGGTGTGTCGCGACCACCAAGCGCGTAGTCTAGGCAATGCGCGATGAAGCTCTTACCAGAATCTGAGGGACCAGCGATAACGTTTAGACCGCGCTCAAACGTAACCTCAGCGGGTACCTTTCCCTGTCCAATGAGCGAGAGACGCCGAAGGGTAAAGCCAAATTTCATGGCGCTTCCTCGGTCCAAAGAATGGACTCCATCGAGAGTTCGGCACCCCACGTACCGATGCGCTCACGAACCATCGTGTCGAGAGCCATGTCGCTGAGGGCATCGAAGCTCTCAACAACCCAGTCGGCGCGCTCCCGGAGGCCGGTCAAGTACTCGGTGCTAAGTGTGTTGAGGAAATCAGCAGACTTATCAGTCGCCGCAAAGAAGATACCTCCATCCTTGTAGACTCGCTCAATGAGGCCACGGCTCTCGTAGAGTGTGAGACCATCTTGAATCACGCCGCGCCGAACAAGAATTTCACTGCCACGATGTGGGGTTTTTGGGTGCATCCCCTCTGGACCGCCGATGTCGTCGGAATGCACGAGGAAATAATCGAAGATGACCAACCGCTGCAGTGCATATGCAGTGGGGAAGGCGGTGCTCAGCAAACAGAGAGCACGAAGGCCAATCTCGACTGGTCCGTTGAATGGCGAAATTAAATGGAGAGGTATATTAGTTGTCACTTGACCCACCGAAACTTTCCGTCGTTCGCGAGCTGGTGGCATATACCGCCCCGGTCACGTGTGTGAATGCGAGTGGTGAGTGAGTTGCTCGTGAGCTGTAGGGCTCGAGCCGTCTTCACCACTGCGAGAACGCGACGATAGCCATCATTGTATTCACCGCGCACGTCGTCCTTGATGCCAGAGTGAACCTCGTCTTGTAATTTCTCAAACTCGCCTGGGGGCAGTGTATCGCGCGAGAAGGCACGCAGTCCTTCTGCGCTGTAGAACTCCACTCGGGCATCATGGAAGTGCTCACGGAGTTCTCCGTGAGCCGCGAGCCCTGCATCGAGATCCTTCAAGTCTTGTTTGAGGTATTGCGCATACGCACACCGAAGTTCACTGACGAAAACTGCCTCGTTGTCGGCGGGAAGATTAGGCGGAGTCACTGGGTTTGGGCGCAGGGGAAGTCCTCCCCCAAACCGTGCCACGTGCCAGCGTGTCTTGGTATGTCCTTCGATGATGTGAAGAACAGGCGTCGCCTGGAAGATCGAAAAGTCTAGGCCCTCGATGTGAGCAATCATCGCTGAATCGCATTCGACTTTCTCGGTGGTGGTGATGCCCTCTCGGCAGTGAGTGTTCCAGTGCTTCAGTAGCTCGCTCTTGAGGTCTTTCGGCTTCCTCAGAAGATTCGATAGCTTCGTACCAGCGCCCTTCGGAGCGATGAAGTAATAACGGCGCGGGTATTCGTAGTCGCCACGCTTCGTGTAATACGCGAGTTTACCTAACTCGACCCATATGTCGCTGGGTGTCAGTGAATTACTATAGTGCTTGCACTGGTAGTTGTCCCACATACCATTCCCATCCTTCACTATCGCAATGATGTCACGGCCCATGTCACCAGCCCCACCGCAGCGTTCGACTAATTCGTACTCGTCGCGCAGCGAGTCTACCCACTCTTGGATAAATTGCTCCCATTGTGTATCACTGAACAGTTTGATGCGGTCCTCGGGATGGATTGATGGTCCCGACGTTACGACATCCACAGTTAATCCTACTGACGGTGCTGAGGGCAGGGGGATCGGAATGGACGACGGAACATGTTTTGTCATTATGAATATTAGGGATGTGAGTTTTGAGAGGCCTAACTTTAGTTTTAATGTAGTGAGCCCAAGTTAAGTCATTTTTACATATGCAATATGCTTATATTTCAAGCCTTCAGTCTATATTTGATTGCTTGAAGCTGTCAAGGGTAACTGACCGCCTGCAGCTGAACCAAGACCTGGCCGCAGCCAATGCTTTTCAGAGGCGCTTCTTCGCGGGTGAAACAGGGCTAGACGATTTCCGCACGCTGGCCGATCTGTTGCCGATTTCGCCAAACTTCGACATACCCATCAGTGACTAGGTCGCGATGCCCTTAGAAGGAGAGACGTACTATGAATGACGTAAAGGTGATTGATCGATTTTTAGGGCCTGTTAACACCACGTCGAAGTGCATCAGAAATTAATGCAAAAGTGATAAAGCCCACAAACATCGAATCCAATTTTTCAAATCGGCTAAAAATGCGCTTGAAGCCTTTGAGTCTTCTAAATAAACGCTCAACTTCATTGCGGTGTTTATAAAGCTCTCGGTCATATGACCAAGGATGGACACGGTTGCGTTTGGGCGGAACCATAGGATTAAAACCCAAATCCACGGCGAATTGCCGGGTTTCATTACCCTCATAAGCCCGATCCATCAGTACATGAGCACCTCGAAAGCAAGATGGCAAACCTTTCAACAAGGTCTGACCTTGCTGTGCATCATGTACTTGACCCTCTGATAGCTTAAAATCAATCGCTATTCGGGCTTACAGCAACCAAATGAATTTTGGTGCTCCATCCATCCTTAGAGCGACCGATAGCTTGCCTGCCATTTTTTTCGAGCACCACATCCATCAGGATGGACTTTAATGATGGTTGAGTCGACCGACAATACGTTGATTTCTAAATTTAAAATCTGTTGCCTTTGCAATTCCATAAAAACATTGCTCAATACGCCTGCTTTGTTCCAACGCATCATGCGGGTATAGACGGTATGCCAATTGCCAAATTCCTTTGGCAAGCCACGCCATTTGCAGCCGTGCTCAGCGACATATAACAGAGCATTGAGCAATTGTAAATTATCGATGCTGACGTTGCCTCTTTGCACGGGAAAGGCATGTTTGATGGTGTCAAATTGTTCGGATGTGATTTGCATATGGTTATGATAAAGAAATTATCGCTTGTAGTGTTAACAAGCCCTAGTTATTAAAATAACAAATTCAACTTATTATTAATATTTTCAACTTTTTAGGATGTTCATGTTAATAGGTTTATACGCAACTATTAAGGTTGGTACACATGGATATATGACATGGATAAAAGTGATATAAAACAGAAGTTAGGTAGATCTATAGCAAAAGTCCGTAACACCAAAAGCCTTACTCAAGAATATGTGGCTGAAAGGCTGGGTATAGGCAATGAGGCTTTATCAAGAATTGAACGTGGTATTGTTGAGCCTTCAGTGACTCGTATATTTGAATTAGCACAAATACTGGAATGTAATGTTCAAGAGCTGTTAGGTGAGGCCACGCCGATTCTGAATGATCGTATTTTGGATTTGGCGCAGCAAATGGAAACTTTAGATATTCAAGAACAAGGTTTTGTCCATCAGCAAAGTTTGCAGTTGATTGCGCAATTACAGCGTTACAAATAGTAGTTATAGCTTATTGTGGTGTTGGAGGGAATTGGCTCATTCAAAAAAAATTTCTATTAGATCTAAATTCCACTGAAAATAAAAAAAGCCATCCCAACACGGGTGGCTTTTTTGTTTGTTATCCATACATGGTTTCATGTACTGACCACAGTTCATCCTGATACCAAGCCAAGCCCCACAAGTAGGCTTGGGGATTGTGATAGTGGTACACACAGTTCAAGTCTGGCCAATGCTTTGACAAGGCCTGATACACCTTGACGGGCGGTGACCACAGCGTCGTAAAGTGCCATTGCAACGCCGTTTCAGATTCTACTATGTGATTGAGCATGCCATTGCTCTCGGTGCTCCAATGTTGGACCCGCCAACGTTTTAAGGCTTGTACAAATGCCTTATTGCGTTTTACAAGTTGCAGAGATAGAGGAGGCGGAAGCAAACCACCAAAATCCAATACAAGCAAGTTGGATGCGTTTCGTTGTAACAATGATTGCTTGGCGGCTTGGACTGTTTCAGTTTTACCTATTAACCATAAGGTATTATTGCAATGGTGTTTCATGGTGTAACCCCTACATCTTTGACCTGTAATTTCTGCTTCAGACCACTGGTGGCTTGCACCGCAATGCCATCGGTTTCTTCAGCGATAGGATAAAACTCTTCTACCACTTCTAAGCCTTCATCTTCGGTATCCTCAAATTCACCATTGGCAAAGCCCAGCATAGCGGCATGGTCTAAGGCTTGCTGATCGAAACCGCTTTGCTGCCGTTGTAAGTTGGTCTCAGTGGCAATTGCAATGGCTTGTGCAAGACTGTGTTCAGGCCGTGTGGTGATGTCTACGTAGAAAATGGCCTGTCTAAAGGATTGCGTGGTGGATTTGCCGCGTATTCTCAGTGCCAATGGCAAACTGGCTAACTGGTTGTTGGAAACGGCACTGAAGTAATACAAGCGGCTGAGCAAGGTTCGGATACTGTTGTAGCCCGTGGTGCGAAACACAAACGTGCCCAGCTCATCCTCATCGCCTATCACTACATTCAAACGCCCATAGGCTTTGCAATAACCGGCTTGTCCATATTCACACACCATCGGACTTGGGCATGGCAAGGTGGTCATGCCTTGGGCAGTCATGCGCTTACAGGTTTCGCCATTACCAACACAAACAGGCCGGCCTGTCTTGTGGTCGAACATAGAGTAGTTGGCGCGAAAGTTCAGATCAGGATCATTGAACAATATGCGTATAGGAATGATGCGCAGTTTGTTACTGGCATCACCTTGGCGCAATTCTTCATCTAACGGGTGTTTGATCCACTGGCCTTTGCTTTGCACTTGGGTGGTGATGGTGAATTCATCATCTTTTTCAGGCAGACGTTTGCCGTTTTTCTCAACGACTTTGCCGATGGAAATACGCCCCAATACGGGTGGGGTGATGGCTAGTCCTTTAATCATGGTAGTGCTCCTTTGATACGTTATGTGCAATGACAAACAGCCCCACTGGAAAGTGGGGCTGTGCGGTTTGGGTATTTGGATAGAGTTTGCATGGCACTGACTACAGGCCACTGAAATAGAAGAGCTGATTGCATTGGGTCAATCAATCAACTTTAAGATAGTCGTGCTATGTGGGTGCTGCAAAGCAAACTCACGTAAGGCATGGAAGCCATTTACCACTTGGCTCAATGAATTGCTATCGGCCTGTAAAGCGAATGAAAGATCCGATAAGGCAATCAAATTAATGATGATGGAAGCGGTTTCAGCATCAACTTCGGCGCTGCTGCCATTGGGACTGTTTACGGTGATATTGTCACTGTTATCCCATTCCATCATCAAGCCGCCATTGCTTAGGTGGTAAAACTCCCAGTAACCGCCGTCATAGTCCACGATGAAATGTTGGGCAAAGAAATAAATGCGGTTTTGGAACTGAATGTGAGCATTGCCCAAATATTGCGGCAAGAAGCCCATGCGTTGGTCAATGGAGCAATGAATTTTGTGGATGGGTATGGCTTCATCGTCTGGGATTGGAGTGTTCACATCAACTGGTGATGGTTTGTTTGAATTGGGCATGGTGTTTTCCTTTGGTTAAATCAGCACACAAGCAAACAGCCACCGTTGGGTGGCTGTTTGTGTATGTTGTGGTTGTAGGGGAAGATAAGGGTAGTGGTAGACTAAGCATCGCAGTGAGTTGAAAAATACTGCCGTATTGGTGCATTTAAAACACAATAAATTGTGTTATTTTGGTTTGCTGGCACAAGATAATGTTGATTGATTAAGCCAGTACCGTAAACCGTCTGCTGCCTGTACGGGTAGTGAAGTATTGCGCCACCAAGTCAGGATGTTCTTGACTTAAACGTTTGCTGTCCAAGACTTGAACATCGGCAGTTTTCTTCCACGACACAGAACCATGGAGAAATTGAGCATGACTGTGATGCTCCATGGTTTGTTGAATACGCTGTTTAAGTTGACCTTCCTTGGCTTTGTATTCATCCAAATGCGCACGCACTTTAACCAATTCCTCAAACACAGCATTCATATCGGCATCAAAGGTTAAATCCAGAATTTGGCCATTGTCTTGTTGGAACAAGGTTTGTAAGGCTTGAGCAGCTGAGTCACTGCCATCGGCGGGTGGTGGAATGTTGTTTTCCACATGCCACCAAAACTGTGCTTCCAACTCAATCAACTTGGCAATCAGCTCCTCATCCCGGTGCACTCGGTGGATTTGCAAATCTTGGCCCGCAATCAGTACTGCCACATCGACAGCCTGTTTCCCCGTTACCGCCAATTGGTGCATTACCTGTATCAATACATACTCAGGCACACCTTCTTTCCAAGCTTTGGCACCGTAAGCACCTGCTGTTTTGCATTCCAGAATTTGCACATCGATTTGACCGACTACCTCACGGTCTAGGTTGGCCAACATAAACGGATGTTCGGGATGTTGTAGAATGGCGTTGACGCGTCTGACTTTATTGCCTGTGCGTTTGCTGTAGTGGGTGGCAACGATGGGTTCCAATACCGTGCCCCAATAAGTGGGATGGGTATCGTCGTCTGGGTCGATGTCGTTGAAAGATTGTTCAGGCCGCGTCTTCTCTATCCATAAGGCCAAACGAGATTGATAGGGATTCAAGCCCAATGCGGTAGCGGCGTCTGAGCTGCCCAAGCCTGAACGTCTGGCCTGTAACCATTCTTCATGGCTTAAACCTTTGGTTCTAAGTAAACGCAGTGCGGTTTTGGGTTTGGGTATAGAAGGTGTGTCACAGGCTGACTGCACTGCATTTGGTACGATATGTTCAGTAGAGGTAACAGCGTTTCCTATAGATATAGGTAAATTCATGACATTCCTTTCAGACATAAAAAATCCCCCGATGGCCGTAGCCATCAGGGGAACAAGTCATTCAAAATAAGGGAATAATGCAATACTACAAATAAGGATTAAGCCACCAATTGCAAGGCTTGCTCCAAGGCTTTTTGTTTCATTTGACCGCCATTGCCAAACCAAGCCGAATCTAGGCGATTTTCATTGGAGCGGGCTTGGCGTTCATGGTCGACAAACTCAGTCACCGCACACAGCAAACCCCATGCGGTGTCTTTGGCGGCGGTCAATTCTGCCCCACGGCCTTGGCCGCCGTACATGGCCTGTAACTTCTTATAGGCCCGCTCATTCGGCATCACACTTTCAGATTGTGCACTCAGCAGTTTCAAATGTGACTTGCTCCCAATGACAGGCGCTGCGTCTGCTGGACCGCTGGATAATAAAGCTTCAAAATAGCGATTGGCCTCTTTGACATTGACCTTGCGCTCAGACAAGACTTTCATCTCGTACATAAACTGATCCCATTGTGACACTGCTATGCCCAAACGTTGCTTGACCGCATCGGCATCGAAGTTGGAACGGTGCGAAACCTTAACTGCTTGTTCGGCACCATTCACCGCAATCGACAAAGTGTTGTTGCAAACCACCCGCACCGTGGTGGGCATGGCCACAGTGGCCAGACTACCATCACAAGAAGTAGCCAATAACACATAGCCATTGACCACATCATTGCCTTTCAAAGCGGTGGATTTACCCGTGCGAGCCAATGCCCAAAATTTACGGCCACCTTTGAGCACGCCAGCGGTATCCAGCTCAAAGCCTGCGTACTCGGTCAAATCACGGTAAAACTCCAATACCTCCATCGGTTGTACCACTTGGTAGCGGTTAGAAACCACAGATAAAGCGGTGTTGGTATCGCTGCGGTACAAAACTTTTTGTTCATCGAATGAGCCAAACATCGATGCATTGTGAACATTGTCGATAGAAAAATGGACTGGCGATTCTTTGATCTGCCAGTCCATGCCTGCGGCTTGCGCCCATATTTCCAATGGTTGCTTCTCTGGCAATTGACTGCCCAAGCCATGCCAAGGAGTAAGGCCAGTATAGGCCATGGTTTCAACTAAATGTGACAT